AAAATTACAAGAATGAACTTTAACAAAGCTTACATCTCCCAGTGGGAGTTCAGCGAAAATTTGAAAAGACTCTAAATGGATAAAGAAAAGAGTGACGTTAATGAAATTTTAAAAAGAACAGAGTTTTTAATGGTGAAGCCATTAAACCCACTGTGAGTTATATGATAGTTTTAAAAATTTTGACTGAATTTTAAAAACAGGTTCTTGCTCATTTCTTGAAGAGAAATAAGTCTATGCTTTATAGTGCATTAGAACTAAAGTGAATTAAGACTAGATATCAGAGTGATACTAGAATTTGCTAGAATTTTACTGTGGTAGCAGAACAGGATCTTGCTTATCTACTTTGACGTGATTGCCATTGATGAGTCTTACATACATTGCGATTTTCGAGGATTGAAATAAATCTTTCCGTTGGTCGCTCCGTAATAAAGTTTTACATCAAGATAAGTCTTTATGGGAGGGTGGGGGGTAACAGGGATACATTTGTAGCGGTTATAGTGTAAGGTGGAAGACCACATAAATAACCGGCACTGAAATCATCACCTGCAGCTCGAGATAGATAATAAGGAGTTCCAGGTGTAGCACGAAAAACTAGATTATTTGGATTTGATAAGTTATTTGTAAGTAAAGTTGAATTTGCTGGTTGATTGCGGACCATATGATATGGTTGATAATAGGGGATATGGAAATCAGCGACACCTTCTAACGATGTGGCCACAGGTACAACACGTTGTGTTTGTATATGTGGGTTAGTAGTTGTGGGTTGTCGCACTACAATCCTTGAAGAGGTATTGTAAGTATTTTCGATAACAGCAGAAAAATAAGATCTTGTGGCGGCACTTCCTGAAGGGAAGTACACACGGACATGGCGAGAGCCTTTATGAAATGCAAATGGTGAAAGAATGTAATCTAGTTTATCTGTTTGGGTGTTTTCAGGTGCAGTAGCGTCGAAATAATAAGTGCGGAACGGGTCGTAAGTAATTTGTGGAGCGGTAGCGGGAATGTCATTATCAACTTGAGCGAATAGGGGTTCGGTGAATTGGGTTGCAAATTGCCTTAAAGACACAATAGCTTCGCCTGCAGATTGTTCATAAGCAGTAAAATTGTGTTTTGGGGCATCAGCATTATGCGCGGTAACAGCGTTCGTTGTTGTGTCGGTGTGAGTTGCGTTTGCATAAACTGATTCAATTTGCGCTTGCCATATTTTAGGTGCAATGGTCGGTTGTTTATCGGGTTCGGATTTTTCTTGTTTGATAGCAGGTAATTGTATGAGTGGTGGAGGTTTAGGTGCGGTGGTCGTTTGTTTATCAGGTTTGGGTTTTTCTTGTTTAACAGCAGGTAGTTGTACGAGTTGTGGAGCAATTGGATAATTAAGCGGGGTCATAAAGCGGGCATCTTCGAAGAAATGTTCAATAACACCATACACGGTAGGAGATACAGTATCGTTCATAGTCAATAATGGGACTTCAACGACAATAAAAAGATATCCTAACATAGTATCGGCGTTACCTGGTGATGGGGTGAAAGGCGGATAAAAATCATTAGAATGTCGGTTCATAAGGAACTGACGATTCGATACTTCAGGAAATTTAATTTGATGATAAGAATTCTTGCCAAAATTTACAACGATGGAGTTACTATCGTCGATATTTGAAGGCAATGTGGTTGAATAATGACCGGGTGCAATGATAAAGCGAAGTTTAACAGAATGAAATTGGGTGGCAAAAATATGTACATTAAGTACAATTTTTGCGAGCCAATATTTGAAAAGTTGTAAACAAAAAGATTGATGAGTTAAAGTGATGTCGTTGACAATTGATAGATCTCCACCCGTTTGGGGTATGTTCCATCCTCTGCCTTCGAAACCATCCATTGGCATAGCGACGAGAACTTCACGATATGCACTTGAGGTTGAAACGGTAAATTGACGAATATAATTTGGATGACGATATAAACGAGCTAAGGCAAGGTCATCAGTTTCAGAACCATAAGTTCCGGAAACTGTTTTTACGGTATTTAAATTTTGAACGGCGAAAGTGTGAGAAGAATGGGTACCATCACAGGTAACGTTGTCGTGAAGTGGATGTTGTTTTAAAGGTTTAGTAGGTTGTTCGTTATTAGGTCGAGAAAAGCCAAAAGCGGAAAAGAGATTTGCGGCGAGATTTGCTATCGGGGCTACAGTGGAAGCTATAGAACCAATAACAGGGATCCCTGATAATGTTGAAGCGATGGAGCCAGTTGCGGATGCAATATTTGAGAGGCCGAAGTTGGTAGCAGATGATTCAGTTTTTACGTTTTTAATTTGAGCTTGGAGTTTGAGAGTAGGATATTTTTTGTTCAATTCTTTTATTTCAGCAGAAGATAGAGCAGCGAAAGATTTAATTAAGTCAAAGTTACGTTGTGTTACAGTTAAAGGAGCGTAGAATGGATTCATGGGAGTTGCTTGAGTTAAACTAAAGTTTGAATTTTTTGTATCGAAAGAGGCATAAACTATATAGCCAACGGGAGCACTTGTCGGAGTTAGGCGGGTGAGTCGGTAGTAACCGGCGTTCCCACTGTTGTTCCCAAGGTTCCTATGGGTATATTGAGAGATCCAGGGTACGGTGTGTTGTAAATTTGGAAGATCAGCTACGTTAATAATGTGATTTGGAAATTGAGATGAAGCGGTAGAGTTACGTGTGCGAGAGTTTAAAAATTCAATATCCAAATCGGGAGCAATAAGGGCGCGGAAGGCACCACTTGTTGTAGGAGCGGCGGTAAAAATAATATTAATTCGGATGTCTGAACGAAGAAAAATAAAGCCTTTAAGTTTTTCGCGGATAGTTTCCAGAGACAGAAGGTCATTCGGAAAGTGTAAAGTAAAAAGAGTATCATTTGTTGCACCTCCGGCTGGAATAGTGCCTTGGGCTACGACGCGAGGACGAGCAAGAAAGTCATGGATATTGTGGTCCCTGGCTTCTACTGCTACGTCTGTAATTGAATCAGATAGAGTAGTCATGTTTGGAATTGTAGTAGGGTCGGTTGGTGAGAGATCCTGAATGGTTAATACTTCTTGAGCATAAACATTAGAGTCGTCTGCAGTTGATTCGAGGTTGGTTGGCATGATTTGATTGGTTGTTTCAGTAGTACTATCAATAAAACTTATACACGTACTAGAGTATAAGAGTTTTTTGTTTGAACTGGGTTTTTGAGTATGTGGTTCATGCTAAATAGCATCATACTTTTAACCACTCATCATTTTTGATGCGTGGAGGGCTCGCAAAGTAGACCAAGGTAAAACTCGTTGGTTTTTAAAACCTATGGCCTGCAATGCTGGTAAAGCTTTTTCGGTCCAGAATACGGTGTATGAAAGTTCAGGATGATGTAATAATTCGCGTTGTATGGTGTCTCCATTCACAAACAATTGTGTAAGTTTGGAAGTATAAGTTTTCTCCTTGTCCCAGTTGATCATTTCGAGAATAGTCTCGATCTCAAGTGGGGCAAAGCAATAAAACAAATCCTTACAAAAATAAAATTTTCGTTTGAGAATAGACACATCATGAATTGAGCGATATGCTTGCGTTGAATCATCCTTTAAATCGGTCGTGTAAGTATGTCCTGTCATATCAAGTAGGGCAGTCATATCTAATGGGTCGATGTTTTGTTTAAGATAGTCAGAAAATATTATGAGGTTGTCATCACCATACGCATAAGCGTGATAGTGGTTATCCAGATCATCAACGAGTTTGCCATCAGCCTTTAACAAGGCATAGATGCAAAAGTCGAGAAGACCTAAATTGTAGAGTGTATTTATAATTGTGGTAAACGGGTTTCCAGATGGTTGTGAATGATTGAGTTGGTAGACATGTTGTTTATGAATGTGTAGAGAATCAGTGAGGCAGGTCCAAAGTGCGGTCATAATTGTGTAATCAGGTGAAGTGGTATCAACTTTTCCAATTTCAACGATAGCATCGAATATAGTCCATAAAATGGACCGATTCAATGAACCATCAAAATTAGAATAGTCTCCAGCAAGATAACAATTTGTTTCAGGGTTGTTGATTTGTGACATGTGATGATATACTTTTGTCCATTCAGAGGACATAGGATCAATTCCCACTAAAGAGCCATTAGTAATGCGATGGCGCTTGCAGTGAGAATCAAACCATGAAAAGTATTTACGAAATAAAATGGAGAAATGCATGGGTCCGATGGCAAACATACGAGTTTTGCCGTTTTTAACTTTTTCGATAGGTCTACGTTCATCCTTGGTTTGATCTAAGAAGAAAATTGGGGGAATAACATTTTTGGTTAAGACTGTTTGTTCAAAAGAATCGATTTTGTTGGTTAAATCAACATTATCGATTATCCAATGATCATTCTGTCCCAACCACGGTGTTTTTCCCTTTGTCTTTTCTTTATAGAAAATCCAAGGAATTCCGGCGGATGTTGTGCGGTCCAAGGGTACTAAGATGTCGTTTCCTTTAATAGCTTCCTCAAGAGAAAGTTTATTATAAGAAACTCCACCAAAGCGATATATGAGTCGATGTTTAATGTATTGCAAAGTTGTTGGTGAGATGTTTGATGTTTCAGAAAAGTATTTGCGGAGATTATTTTCATATATATTAAGAGTAGCAGATGATTTGAGAATAGCTGGGGTCGTTGTTGGTTTAAAAACCTTATCGTAAAGAATAGACTTTTGAACCTTAGATTCGGTTGGTATATAAATTGTATTGTTAATGGTAGCGATTGGTGTAAAATTTCCAGGTCGTAGTTCAAATATTTTAAATTGTTCAAGTTTATTAAAAGTAAGCGGAGAGTTAAATTGAAGAGATTCGGAGAAATCCTGGATACAAAGAGATTGTGCTGTTACATGAAGTTTGATGAAGTCAAGTTCTTCTGTGGTTATGCATAGGGATAAGCCCTCATCTGCATCACCAGCGGCATGAATACCTAAAATTTTTTGAGGAGATTTTTTATCAAGAATTAAAAGAGGGGCACCACAATCTCCTTGGGAGGTTGTGCTACGGTGGTAATGAAAATCATAAAGGTTTCCTTGATGGTCATTAGCTGCTAAATTATTAGAAAAGAAAACCATATCGGTATAATGTAATGTTAAAACTAGATGATCGTTTGTTTTGCGGTAAGAAGTACACACAGCAGTGGTATTAAAATGGCGGGCAACTTGATTAAATGGAAGAAATTTTGAAGAAATGTCTTTTTGAGCAGGGATATAATGTTTCGGGAATACGACATAGACTAAGTCACGATCGATTCCAGAACGTTGAATACGGAAGGTCTCAACAGTACTAAAAGGAACGCTATATTGAATACTAGAATTAGATAAAGATAAAATAGTTGTAGGACCACAGTTATGAAGGCAATGAGCAGTGGTAACTGCTAAATGTCCTCTAATGAATAAAATGTTACACCGGCCGATTAAATCAGATCCAGGTGTAAGTATTTCTAAATAAAATAAATTGGTAAAAATTGAGGAATTAATAATTTCTTGTGTATTTTGATCAGATAAAAAATGAGCC